CATTTATCACCCCTTGCTTTAGCGATCGCGGAATCGCTGCGATCTAGGCTTGCTTGCGGTAACGGGTGGTTGTACGCGGCGCAAAGTTCACGCACTATTGCCGCAAGCTCGATGTTGCACTCGTAATTGTCAGGCGCGGCGGCGATCAGGTTGGCGTTGGCTTCGCCAATATGGCCGCCGACGGACATTCGCTGGTTTTCGGAGTCCCATTTGCTAACAACATAGCGCCACTGCATGGTCTTATACGGCCATTCAGTATCAATCTTCCACGGCTCCGGTGTGTGTTTGCTCATTTTCCCCCCCTCAATCTCTATCGCCACCATTTTCGTGACGGCACGAAAATGCTATGCTTTCTAAATAGTAATCACGTTGTGCGTTTTTTGCTTTGCGTAGCGTCTCATCATCAATCTCAATTAGATTTTTGCCGTGCAACCAAACAATGAACGAGGGTTCTATTTCTATCACCTCTTCTATTGTTTTACCTTTGAATTTTCCGAATTCAATCATTTCACCCTCAACTCTTCTAATCTTTCCCGCAGGCAGTCAGTCAAATAACCGTAACTCGTGCCCGCGCTACCGTCTAAAATGACATACGCAAGCGCTTCAATGCTGTAATTGCCAAACCCTGCAACGTCAATGCGTTCATCTTTGTAAATCACTACGTACTTAAAAACATCCATTTCAACGCTCCATAAAGTCAATTACTTGGTTAGAAATACGTGCTTCGTCTTTTTTGCTCATTTTTTTTTCAAGCCAGTCGGCTTTGTAACCCTTGCGGTCACAAATAACCCAGTTCATGCGGCCACAAAGCGTGCCAGCGTCATCGTCGCCCATGTCGTACTCGAGCACGGCCGCAATGCAGGGAATACCGTTTACCGTAGTAGGAATGTCAGCTATGCTGTTTAATTTCATTTCAATCTCCAGTCGATGAATATAATTATACACACTTAAACAAGCAATGCAAGCCCCTTTATTCCATCATGTGAAAAAAAAACCCGGCACTAGGCCGGGTGAGTTGCTGGGCAAGCCAGCCAGGAGATGAAACAACGTCAGTTTACTTGCTTTGCCCTCTACTGACAAACCAGTAACCGAGTACAGCACTGGCTTGTCCGGTCAGCCACGCGAAAGCCTGCATGGCCGCGTCATATCGTTGGTCTATGCTCAGGGTTTCCCATCCAGCCCCTAAGCGTTCGACTAATAGCCAGTTCAAGTATAACGCCATGCCCACCAATAACAGCGTCAGGCTAGGGCGTATCATGCGCCGGAAAGCGTCCGTTAATATCAGCAACCATGCCCAACTACCCGCGCTTTTAACAGTCTCAGCGTCCAGGTTATCGGCTGCGTGCGCTTGTCCGATAGCCGTCATTCTGGCTGATTCTATGCTTCCCTCAGCCTCTGCGACTGCTACCTGTAACCTGCCCTCGGCTTCGACTTTTGCTAGTTCTCTATCTTCTTTTCTCAGTTCTAGCTCGTGCGCTTGGTCTAGTCGTCTGATCTCAATGTCCGCTTTTTTATTCAGAAAAGCGAATATGCCACCGATCAAACTACCGACAGTGCTTGAACCTAAAATCGCTAAAATTGCGCTTAACATGTCACCTCCAAAGTAAACGGCTTCCCGCCTGCCCAATTCATCAATTTACGCAATGCAGGGCGTGAAACAAGTCCGGCGCGCTGCATACGTCCGCTCGGTATCTTAATTGCGCCTAGTTTTTCGCATGGTGAAATGCAGCCATGCAGTTGAGTTATCCAGCCAGCGGTTATGTCCCCAGCTAGGTTTGCAGCGTGTATCAGTATGTGACTACGTCCGGGCACGTTTTGCACCTCATAAACTCGCCCGAATCGTGGGCTATTGACTAGGGCGCACTGGTAAACGCCAAGGGGTATGCAGCTTGCTTGTCTTCGGTTGTCGCGCCAAGGTAATTCGACGGAATAAACAACATGACCACCAAAATGCAAACGGCTAAAAGTTCCTTGGTCTGTGCTGTTTCCGCGCTTTAGCGTGACAATCATCTGTCTATGCAGGAAGAAACCAGTCGGTATTCCTTGGGCATATCTTTCAGCAATTTAGCCTTTGCCAGTTCGCACGTTTGTTGCGAACCGTGAACTGTGGTGATGGGTTGAGTTATCGCGCCGTTCGCCATCACAAAAAACGCTATTAAGTATGTCATTTGCCAGCCTTGTTTAGTCGTTGTTCAATCTGACTGATCTTAGCATCGAAAAGCTGGTCTTTGACTTTCAATTCCATCAAATCCTTTGTCATGACGTCTTGTTTTTGCATTACTTCCTTGCCCAAACGAACCGCGCTTTCTAGTTGAATTTTCAGATCAGCGGCCTGCCACCCCGCATAAAACAACGACGACGCGACAATGCCAAAACCGCCAACAAGCCACGTTATAGGTACTTCATAACGTATCGTCATTTTTTGCGGTGGCTGTATCTCGTTCATAACGTCTCTCTATTGCTAATCATCCAAAGGTGCTGTGGTGTTACTCTTGAAAACGTGCCTGGCCTAAACAACGGTTCATTCCCGCGTGAAAATGCCCAGGCGACAAGTTCAGAACAAAACCACTTGTCTGTTTTTTCCCAATTACGCCTTGCAACAAAACCAAAAATAGCGCCAATATCATAAGGTTTGCCAACTTGAGACCGTGCTGCCTTTATTATTTCCGCATCGTTCCTAGTCTTTATTTCAGCAACCGCCCAGCGCTTGTACCACTTTTGCACGTTATCGAGTTTTGAAACCTTAACCCTCGGCCATACGGCCTCGATGATCTCATCGCCGTCAATAATTGCGACATGGCTCCAGTCGCTCCACGTCAATACGCGAATTGCGACAGAAGCAGGAAGATCACTCGTGCAAAACAACAGTTTCACAAAGTCGCCGCCAAATTAAAAAGGTCATCTAGCTGCGCTTCTGTTAAATTTAATGCCACGGCAAGCGATTGCAATAACGGCCTATTACGCTCGACAGCGCTGGAAAATTCCCATTCTATGCGCGCTGCCTCACCTTGAGAACCTGGCAGGTTTTGAATGGCAATATTCACCTGTTCAAGCAAACCAGTTTGCAACAACGCTAGGCGCGCCTGTCTCATGGTTACAGACAGTGGCGCATCTGGCGGGTTCAATTCCCTGTCAATTTTCACAATCATGGGTTACTTTCAAAAGTATTTGATTCACTACCGACACCATCGGTCAAATCTTCGTCGTCGCACGTCCAATAGGCTCGTTCGCTCCTGTCCGCAGGTAACTCACTAGCGTCGATGATTTTGTAAGGCTTTCCTGCCGGTACATCTTTAGCCGCAATAGCCCCAATGCCATACAGCTCAAGCGCTTCAACCGTGGGGCGAATAACAGCCAAAACACCATTGTTTTGTTTGTAGATTATGACTTGCATTGTTTATCCTTAACGGAAAATGGCAACATTAACAGCTTCAACATCAATGGGTGTTCCAGCTTCTGTTCCAGTACCGGCCACGCTTGTTACCACTCTAACTGACCCAGTGCTTCTAGCAGTAGCTGACGAATGCGTGTTGCAACTAATATGCACGCTTGTTGCATTACTTGATGTATTACGTTGCGTAGCTCCAAGCACACAATAACCCGTGTCAGGCATTGACGTAGTGAAATTAACTGTATAATCACCTGTCCCGTTGTCTGTTAAGCTAGAAACATTCCCAGAAGCGCGAATAGCTACGGTTCCAGTTCCGCTAAAGTTTACCCATGCGCGGCAGGCATACATGGGTGCAGAGCCAGAAGCGGCTAATGCATCGCGCAGTCGAGCCGGTGACAGCGCCCGAGTCGTGTCCGTACCTGCTGCGGCTTCGGTTGCATCGGCCAACTCCACGCGCCCGCTGACAGTCTCAGATGCAGCAGACAGCAGTTCGGTCGCCTGCGCCCCCGTCAACTCCTCCACATCCCCTGTGCCAGCCGAGGCTCTGCCAAGCAATCGTGCTGTGGCAATGTTTTGCATTTTTGGGAATGTCACGGCATCGTTTGCCACCTTTGCCGTTGTGACAGAAGTATCAGGAATAACAACATTTTCCCAACTAGCAGATGTTCCATTTGTACTTAGATATCTACCACTGTTGCCTGTTTGCGTAGGAAGGTTTGTTTGAACAAACACTTGCCATCTAACAGCCGCTAAATCTGTAGCAAAGACACCAGACGTATGAGCAACAATGCAAATATACGCTATGCCATTAGTTTGAACTATGTCACCTAAAGCATACGCTGTTGCTGTAACCCAATTCCCCCTCCAATTAAGACCATCTACCACATAAGGATTGGCTTGATTTAGAATAAGAAAGCCATTCATGTCCAGATTAGCAGACATCTGATTGGGGGTATCCCCATCCCTAGACAACGTATTGTCAAACGCAGCCTCAATAGCATTAAAATTCAAATTTAACGCATCTACTGTCCCATATCCTGATGTTATTGTGCTTAACGGTACTTTAGGCATTTAGATGTTTTCCTGTCATTTGTGGCTTTTGTGATACTTTTACAACATTTCTCTGAAACTTGATAATTTCTGTGGGATTTTCTCGAGTGTCATCATAATAATCCTCAGCACCCCCAGCCCCCTATGTGACCCCCTAAAGTTACAAAATGTTACACTTGTGGCTCATTGTGTTACATTTGGTTACATAAATGGTACATTAGAGGTACATTAGAGGTACATTAGTGTTGTTTTTATGCAACAAAGGTCATTTGTGTTATAACCCTTAGAGTTTCCACTATAGTGCCTTATGCCTTTAAACTCTAGTGTAATGTTTTCCATAAAGAAAAGAAAAACCATATACTTATAGTTTAATGCATAATGTCTAATGTGTTTCATTAGGCAAAGCGAGGCCATCCTAGGTGACATATATATATGTATCTCTAGGCT